CGACATTCACAACAACTAACCGAGTAAGGTCAATACCACGACTTTCTATAAGTGATTTATTAACAGCAGCCTCAGTGTCAAAATAGAGGCAGTAACCATCAGGGTTGGAATCAAGAAAATTCTTAACCACAGCGAGAGAGAAGAAAGTCTTTCCAGTAGAAGACTCTCCAGCAATAGCAGTAATCTTATTCCCAGATACACCACCAAATATGCTACCTGAAACCAGTGCATTAAAAATGAAAGAACCCGTGTCCACATATTGCTCAGTATCATCAATATCGGATGCGAGTTTTGTGTAGTCATCTCCAATCTCTTTTACAATTTCTTTTAAGAAGTCCATCAAGCAACCATCCCATATTTTTCACGAAGAATTTTTTTGTAAGGACCACCAGGGTTTTCCTCACGAATTTCTTTTACAAGTTTAAGTTTTTGATACAGTGCAGTATCACCGCCAAGATGCATTGCACTCACGATAGTTGCAAGCTCTTTATCATCGATAGGTAGATCCATCAGGCAAAAAATAATTCCAGGTTTACAGTTTTTTCGACATTCCAACCAATAGCATCGAGAATTGCTTTCAGAGGTTCTACAAAACTCTTTTCAAATTGTAGGTCATAGTCGATATATTTGTCAATTCCAAGTTCTTTGGGAAAGTCCTGAATAAACGAAATAACATTTTCGTGCAAAATGTTTGGTTTTTTCAGATAACAGAACTTGATTTTCTCTCCGTTTTGAATAAGAGAGTATTTGTTGTCCAGTTTATTCTGTTTAATATAGTGATTAAACAGAAGAGCTCCACGAACATGAATAGGAGTTCCTTTAATGTAGATATCAGATGAAGATTTGTACTTCACAACATCTGAAGCAGATCGCGGAAAAGAAATCTGCTCTGGTGGCATCTTCTTGAATTCCTCACGAGACTTATCAATGAAGGTAATCACATCATCTTCAGTGCCAGTCATCATAAGTTTAAGAGCATCTTTAATCATCTTCCTACAAGGAGCAGGAGTGGATGACTTAACTGCCTCAATACCCATCATCTTTAGTTTAGGTTCAGTATATTGAACACCTTCACTGTTCCATACGTTGAGAATATAACGCTTCTTCGCAGTCCAGATGCCACGGTCAGCAATATTCTCTCGCTTCATTTGCATCTTCTGGTCATACGCCGAAACGTAATCCGCCAACTCCTGATAAGACTTATCGATGAACGGTTCCAGTTTATCTTGACAGACCTTATCAAGTAAGGAAACAACTGCTGCTTTATCGCCAGACTTATTAGCAAAAAATTTATCAACAAGAGGTCCAAGATTAAGATAGATTGAATCTGTGTCAGATGCAATAACGTAATCCTCTTCAGTTGTAGACAACAGTTTATTTAGATACTGGTTCATCTTACTCTCAATCCAACGGATAGAGACTTGACCAGAAAGCGTAATCGCTTCCGCATTGGCCAATTTGTAGTAACGGAAATACTGATTACCGATTGCACCATAAGCAGAGTTGAGTGAAATCTTCTTAGCCATCTGGATATTGTTGCAACGGGCAATCTCTTTTTCCAATGCTTTAGTAGGAGTCTTTTCATATTCTTGTTTTGCGGCAAGCATCTTCTTCTTGAAGATTACACGGTCACCATACATCTTCTCCATAAGTTCTGGTAGGAATCCACGAACATCTTTACGGTACATAGCACCGTTAGCACAGACCGCATTGTCTTTATACAACTCAAAGTTTATCTCTTCATTAAGAATTCGATCAACTGTAGCTGTTGGGTGCCTCTCGTCCAATAGCGTTTCGGGCGAGATGTTGTACTGCATAATAAGGTGAGGATACAGACTGTTAAGGTCAAAAGACACAACCCAGTCATACTTTCCAGGAATCGGTTCCTTGACATATGCCCCAGCATATTTTTCGTTTTTCGATGCTTTAATCTTTGGTGGGATAACAATGTTACTTTTCTTGAGATAATTATAGATAATGTTATCCCACATGCGGACCTGATAGAACACATCAGCATAATTGACCTTAGCATCATATGCCATGGTCAATGCCAGTTCAATCAGTTTCATCTTGTCTTCCAATCGGTCAACAAGTTCCACGTCAACAATGTTATACTCAATGAATTTCTGCCAACCATGAGTATAGAAATCTTTAAAGGTGTCAAACTCAGAGTGGTCCAGTTTCTTCTGACCAAGTTCCACCTCAGCTATGTAGTCCAGACGGTATGATTCCTGTGCCTTATATGTAAACTTTTTATATAAGTCAAGATAATCAAGTTGAGTTAGACCACCAACATCAAAGGTAGTCTGCTTTCTTCCCTGAACAAAAATCTCACCCTCAGTTACAAGACCCCAGTTGGAGAATCTCTTCATCAGTTTCTCCCCAAGCACCCTGTTGAGGCGCTTACAGATGTATGGGATATCATACAGTTGAATGTTCCAACCAGTCACCACATCAGGAACATCGACCATCCAGTAATTGATGAAGTGATTTAGAAGTTCATACTCACTGGGGCAGTGATGATAGGTAACATTTTGCTGCTTGTTGACAAAAGGTTTGACTCCCCAAGTTGTAATCTTCTTGGTATTGTAATCCTGAATAGTGATCGCAAGAATCTCTTCCGATGCAGATTCTACATCGGGGAATCCTTGCTCAGATGAAACCTCAATATCCAGAGTGACAAGCTTGATTTGACTGATGTCAAACTTGATTTCATCCTCTGGATACTTTTCTGAGATGTATTGATAGATGTATCGATCGTTTCCATAGATCTCAAACCCATCAACTTCATCATACTTTTTATAGAACTCGCGGCAGTCACGAACACTGCCTGGTTTGATAGGTTCTACTGGTTCTCCACTTAATGTTTTATACTTGGAATCTTTCTTGGATTTAATAAAAAGAGTGGGAAGAAATTCATCACGATGTTCATATCTCTTCCCATTGTCAACGCCACGAACCAAAACTTGATTCCCGATCAATTGAACATTAGTGTAGAAGCGCATTAAACAAGACCTTTGTAACTATCAAGAATTTGCATTGTGGGTTCAGTAAGAGTCAGAATCTTATCAGAACTCATCATAAAAACATCGTCAGATGCGAATCCATCTAACCAGCGGCGCAAGAATAGTTTACCATCTTCTTGCAGAACCACCTCGTATGGCTTGGTCAGTTTGCAATCTGGTTCACCGATATCAGCACCGACTTGCTCAACCTGCGAGATTAACTTTAAGTGGCTTGTCAGAACTATCAGTTTGATTATTTTCTCTTGTTCCATCTTTCTTGTAATTTACGACATCAGTGACATACATTTGCTTTAGTTTGATAACAGGATCAACCATTGTTACCACCCAATCAGCAACCACAGGGATTGTTTCTTCTACTGCCAAGGGCATCCAAGGAAATAAAGAAACCTCATATCCTGCTTTTTTGTTGTTACCTTCAGATTGCTCTTGTAGCAATTCTGGATAACGCATCTTAACGATGCAAGGTTTATTTAGAAAGTATCCAACAACTCTCCGTTCTTCTTCTTCACCAACAGTCATTTCTGTTACATCTGCAATGATGTCCTCACCAGACTTCATAAGCAATAATTTAATGGTCATTTTCAGTCCTTACCTCCAAGTATTCTACCATAAAAAAGAGGGGTGTCAACTGGATTTTGCCAGTTACCCCTCGTGGCATAGCGCCGACGATATTCAGTTTTATTTATCAGGAAGTGTCAGGGTAGAACGGCGGCGAGCGTTCCCCCAAAGAAAAGAGTCATTGCTGTTCCCAATGTTAAGGTGGCGGTTGTGAAATTCATCGTCTCCTCCATAGGTCATAATTATATAGCAATTATGTATCATAGTGATACAAAAGTCTGTAACCACCGTTACTGAATATGAGACAAATGTTAAAGATTACAGATAATCCTTACGTTGATGATGCTCTGGGACAATCTTACCAAGAGTAATACTCAGTAACCCATCCTCAAATACAACTGATCTAACTTCCGTTTCATCTGAGAGTGTCCAAGCTCTGGTGAAAGATCTCTGAGCCACTCCTCTATGGACGTATTCTGTTCCAGTTTCTTTGTCCTCTTTTTGTCCTTCGACAAAGAGTTTACCGTCTTGAGTGTAGACATTGACTTCTGCCTTTTTGAATCCTGCTAGTGCTAGTTCTAGTCTCGATTCCACGTTGCTGACCGTGACTAGATTATATGGTGGATAATTCTTCGTTGTTTCGTGTAGGTTAAACAACCTATCGAAGTACTCATCCATTCCGATACTATTCTTATTTATGCGATCAATAAGCGTAGGAAGATCCGCAGCAGTATACCTTGTGAGGTTAGTCATTATTGTAGCTCCTTTAAAAGCGAGTTTGTGTTGTGTGGACCCTTACGGCATCCAATACTATTTAACCACAAAACGAAAAAAGCAGATACGGAGAAAACCGT